TCTAACTCATTACAAACTTGAGTAGTTGAATACTTTAACCATTTACTAGATTTCTCACAATAGTATTTGTGTTCGGGTTCTTTTCTGAAGACAGGAAGTTTAGGAAGTTTTTGAATAGTTTTCATGTTTAATTAAAAAAATGTTGGATAGTCTTTGGGGTTGATTACTTCTACTTTTTCTTCTGGTGGAGGTGGGATAGGTTCTTTTAGCCTAGCAAGGTTTTTATATTCAACACCTTGATAACCTTGAGGGAAAGCTGGATTGCCCTTGCAATTATTCACTACTTCTGTCCAACCTGGGGGAGGTGTATCTAAATCTTTGAGAGTAAATTTACCTCTCTTGATTGCATCTTTAAGAGTTTTGATAACAGAAACATCAAATAGTTTTTCCATTATTGAAAACCTCCTTTTGCTGTAAATACTCTTGATGCAGGGTGATTGTTTTTTGGCTCTTCTGTAAATTTAGATTGCTTTACTTCATAAATATCTCTCCATCCCCCCGCTATTGCCTTTTCTAAGGCTGTCTTTTTAGCTTGAGGTGTGAATTTACGCAACTTATCAAATATCCTGTTAGAAACGCTTGTAGAGCAAGTTCCTTTATTTCGATACCTTACAGCCCACCATTCAACAATTAGATCAGCATACTCCTTAAGATCACCAGGAATCATATTTGGAGAAATTATTGAAGATGCAAAAGGATCTGATCCATTTGTCAATTCTTTTGGTTT